CCTGCATTTAAAACTCTTAGAGACAGGGTTGAACGAGCGTCTTCAAGAGGATACTTAAAAGGTTTAGACGGACGTAAGATATTTATCAGACACAGACACGCTTCTTTAAATACATTATTACAAGGAGCAGGTGCAATAGTTATGAAAAAAGCTTTAGTTATTTTATCGGATATGTTAGAATTACAAACTATCCCTGCTAAAATAGTTGCTAATATTCATGACGAATGGCAGATAGAAGTACCTGAATCCCTTGCAAATGGGGTAGGTGCATTAGCAGTTAGATGTATAGAACAAGCATCTAAAGAATATGATTTAAGGTGTCCATTAACGGGCGAATTTAATATAGGAGACAGTTGGTATGAAACTCATTAAGTATACAAATAAAGAACTATATGAAATGCAAGTGACTGGTAGTGAGGCTGAGAAATATTATGCAAATAAACCTCTTACTAAAAAACAAAAGAAAGAACTGGAATGGGAAATAGAACATTTAGGGTGTAGAAATTACCCCATGTGTGATGATGTAGGCGGTTGTGGTGAATGGTAATTTAATAACAAAGGAGAAAATAATGAAACCCACTAAAAAAGATAGAAAGAAATTTGATTTAGATTTACAATATGGTAGCATTCGTGAGGATAAAATAGCAGACATGCTTACCAATAAAAAAATAGAAGTTAAATCCGAGAGAGACATCTGGCAGAAGTCAGGTAACATTTGTATAGAATATGAATCATGGGGTAAACCTTCAGGCATCAGAGCAACTGAGTCTGATTACTGGTTTCACAACCTGTGTATAGGTAAAGACGAGTACTGCACTCTTGTTTTCCATACAGATACTCTCAGAAAGATAGTCGATAAACTAGATACTTTTAAAACTGTATCGGGTGGAGATAACAATGCGAGTCGTATGTTCTTAGTGAACTTACAAAAACTATTCTCGTCAGATGTTATCAAAGCTTTTAAAGAAATTAAAGATGACAAAGAAACAGACAAAAAAGAAGTTGCCTAAACTAGATACGCTTGTAGAGGATATCTATAAAACTATTAGTGTTTTATCAGAAGATAAATCCATAAAAATATCAGATAAAGAATATGAAAAGTTTGGTCAAGACATGGCTGATGCTTTAAAAGGGTGGGCAACTCCTCAGCCTAGACCTAAGAGTGGTTTAAGAATGTCTAACATTGGTAGACCACTACGTAGATTATGGTATGACTTAAATCTTTCAGATGCACATCAAGAAAAGATAGACCCGCCTACTTTTATTAAGTTTTTATATGGACATTTACTTGAGGTTTTACTTTTATTCTTTGTTCGTCTTTCAGGACATGTTGTTTCAGGGGAACAAAAAGAAATATCAGTACAAGGAATTAAAGGACATATGGATTCTATTATAGACGGAGAAGTTATTGATGTTAAGACTGCATCAGGCTATGCCTTTAAAAAGTTTAAGGAAGGTACATTAGCACAGAATGATAGCTTTGGATATCTATCACAACTTGCAGGATATGAAGAGGCAGAGCAAACTTCTAAGGGTGGTTTCTTAGTAATGAATAAAGAAACAGGCGAGCTAACCACGTTTATACCTGATGATTTAGAGAAGCCTAACATCGTACATAAAATAAAAGAAGTTAAAAAAGCGATTTCTCTTGACAGTCCACCTGACAGGTGCTATAATGTTATAGCAGAAGGTGTATCAGGTAATATGAAATTACCTATGGGATGCAACTACTGTCCCCATAAATTTGTTTGCTATGAAGACTCTAATGAAGGTCAAGGATTACGAACATTTGCATATGCAAAAGGAAATGTATATTTAAGTAAGGTAGAAAAGCTACCTAATGTAAGAGAAATATTATGAATGGTAGACAAGCTAAAAAAATAAGAAGACAAGCTAAAGAATTAACAGTTGAGTGGTTACAGTCTTTGTTACCTGAAGCAGAATTAGAAAGAATAACTACAAAAAACTTTAAAGATTACATGCCTGAGCAGACTCATGTGTTTGCAAATAATAAGATAATGCTTTCTTCTTTTTCTCATAAATGGTTTAATAAAAAATTAAAAAAGGAATTTTATGAGAAAAGGATATCGTAAGCCTCGCAAGATTAGACCTATCGAAAAAGATATTCCTAAAGGATATGATTCAGGGTGGGAGTATAAACTACATACTAATGTTTTATCTAAGTGGTCTCACCATTCAGATAAAGTTTCTTATGTTGTAGAACATAAATACGAACCTGACTTTACAAAAGTTATAAATGGTGTAGAATACTTACTTGAAGCTAAAGGTAGATTTTGGGATTACCAAGAATACAATAAATATGTTTGGATACGTAAGTGTCTTAAACCTAATCAAGAGTTAGTCTTTTTGTTTTCTAGTCCTAGTTCTCCTATGCCTCAAGCTAAAAGAAGAAAGGACGGAACTAAACGAAGTCATGCTGAGTGGGCAGAAAAAAATAATTTTAAATGGTATAGTGAACACACACTCCCTAAAGAATGGATATAAATATGGAATATAAATTTGATGAAAACATAAACTTAAATGGTGTTAAACAATATATTGATAGCACCTATACACAACACTATGCTCACTCTAAGTATCAAGCAACCGATATGATTATTGATGCAGGACATGGTGAAGGTTTCTGTATAGGTAACATCATGAAGTATGCTATGAGGTATGGTAAGAAGAATGGTAAGTCTGATGCAGACCTACTTAAAATTATACACTATGCATTGATTGCACTACACTTAAACGACAAGGAGAAGGAGTAATGGTCGAAGATAAAGTTGGTCAGAAAGAATACTTAGGTATTAAAATAGACTACAACAAAGAAAACAAATTAAATAAATTTAGTTTAGATACTCTAAAGGATAGATATCTTTACGAAGCATCAGGAGAAACATATGCACAAGAAGCATTCGCAAGAGCCTCAGTTTTTGGAGCAACCTTCAAAGGGGTCACAGATTTTCAGTTGGCTCAAAGACTTTATCAGTACAGTTCCGACTTATGGTTCATGTTTAGCACTCCTATTCTTAGTAATGGGGGAACCAATAGGGGTTTACCTATTAGCTGTTTCCTCAATTATGTACCTGATAGTAGGGATGGTTTATCTGACCATTATGATGAAAACATATGGCTCGCAAGTTCAGGTGGAGGTATTGGTGGATATTGGGGAGATATTAGAAGTAATGGGATTGCTACTGCTAACAATAGTCGTTCTACTGGTTCAATACCATTTATGAAAGTAGTTGACTCTCAGATGTTAGCATTTAATCAGGGAGTTACAAGACGAGGAAGCTATGCTTCATATATGGATATAGACCACCCTGAGATAGAGGAGTTTATAAACATACGCAAAGAATCAGGTGGAGACATTAATAGAAAATGTCTTAACATACACAACGGAGTTAATCTTACGAATGCTTTTTTACAAGCAGTTCAAGAAGATAATGATTGGAGATTAATAGACCCTAAAACAGGAGAAGCAGTTAAGACTGTTAGTGCTAGAGATTTATGGTGGCAAATAATAAATGCTAGAGCAGAAACAGGTGAGCCTTACATGGTTAATATAGATACTTGTAATGAAGCTTTACCTAAAGAACAAAAAACATTAGGCTTAGATATTAAACAAAGCAATCTGTGTTCTGAAATAACTTTACCTACCAACGAAGAAAGAACCGCAGTCTGTTGTTTATCAAGTGTAAACTTAGAACACTATGATGAATGGTCAACAAATGAAAATTTTATATCAGACTTAATTACAATGTTGGATAATGTTATTCAACACTTTATAGATAATGCAATAGACACCACAGAATTAGGAGATTACAATGCAAACTTTAAAAGGTTTAAGAGTCACATACGAGAAGGTAAAGAAGGCTTTACTAAGTCTAGCTTCTCAGCTTATAGAGAGAGGTCACTTGGTTTGGGAGCAATGGGCTTCCATGCCTATCTTCAAAAGAACAACATTCCATTTGAAGGAATTTTTGCCACAGGTTTTAACAACAAAGCTTTTAGTTATATTAAAAGAAAGTCCGTACATGCAAGTAAAGTCCTTGCGGAGACTCGTGGTGAAGCTCCTGATATTACTGGTTCAGGTATGCGTAACGCTCATCTTATGGCTATTGCTCCTAATGCCAGTAGTTCTATTATATGTGGTGGCACTTCCCCTAGCATTGAACCATATCGTGCAAACATATTTACACACAAAACTTTATCAGGTTCGTACCAAGTTAAAAATAAATACTTAGATAAAGTTATTGCTAAAAAGAAAGGAAACAAAACAAATATTTGGAAAGAGATTACTGCAAACAAAGGTTCTATTCAGAGCATGGATATTTTTACAGATAAAGAAAAAGAAATATTTAAAACGGCAGATGAACTAAATCAAATATGGATAGTTGAACATGCCCATATGAGACAACAGTACGTTTGTCAAAGTCAAAGTGTAAATCTTTTCTTTGTATCTCCTAAAGCTACAGAGAATCAAGAAGTACACGATGAATACTTACAGTATCTTAATGATGTTCATTGGTATGCCATGCATAAACTAAAGTCTTTATACTACTTTAGGTCAGAGTCAGCACGAGACGCAGAAAATGTAAACATTAAGATACCACGAATTAACTTAGAAGACACAGAATGTATAGCCTGTGAAGGATAAAATATGAAAGAAGATAAATTTGATAGAATGTATGAGAGTAGATTTAATGCTTTACAAAAAAAGTATGAGGCTGAAATAGCTATAGCAAAGACTGAATTAGATACTTATTTAGAACTTAGTGTGGGGGTAGCAGAACATCCACACATAATAGAATCTATGGATGTTCTTTTAGAAAAAATGGCTACTGCTCAAGAGAAGTTAGACTTGCTTCTTAAGGAGTTTTAATGCATACTTCATTTAGTGAGTTTTGTAGACGAATGTGGTTAGACCATTGTGATGAGAACAAAACCCCTCACTCTACAACATACACAGAACAAGAATATAAAAAACAATTTAACAAATGGCTACTTAAAAAGTATGCCGAAGAACAGGAAAAAATATGAGCCTATTAAGCACTAGAAATTATTACAAACCTTTTGACCACCCATGGATGTTTGATTATTATGTATTACAAAATCAAATGCATTGGATGCCTGAGTCAATCCCTTTACATACAGACGTAAAAGATTGGCAAGAGCTTACAGATATAGAAAAGAATTTACTTACACAAATCTTTAGATTGTTTACACAGTCAGACGTAGATGTCGGAGCAGGTTATGTAGATAAATATATGCGTATGTTTAGAAAGCCTGAAGCAAGAATGATGATGGGGTCATTTGCTAATATGGAGTCTATACATCAGCACGCTTACAGTCTTTTACTAGATACTGTTGGCATGCCTGAAATAGAATACAAAGCTTTTGCAGAGTATGAAGAAATGTCTAAGAAACATGAGTATGTTACAGAGTTTAAACCTACTATAAAAGATAAAAGAAGTATTGCTAAGACCCTTGCAGTTTACTCAGCTTTTACAGAAGGACTACAGTTGTTCTCAAGCTTTGCAATCTTGTTAAACTTTCCACGTTTCGGACGTATGAAAGGAATGGGGCAGATAGTTACTTATTCTATACGTGACGAGTCAATGCACGTTGAAGCTATGACAAAACTATTTAGAGAATTTATACAAGAAAATATAGAGATATGGACAGATGATTTTAAAGCAGAGATTTATCAAATCTGTAGAGAAATGGTTGAACACGAAGATAAATTTTTAGACTTGGTGTTTGATATGGGAGATATACAAGGTCTTACTAAGAAAGACATGTATGCATACAATAGATACATAGCTGATAGAAGATTACTTCAGCTAGGATTAAAAACAAATTATGACCAACGAGAAAATCCTTTGGGTTGGATTGATGAAGTAATGGGTGTCGAACACCAAAATTTCTTTGAAGGTCGAGCAACATCCTACATGAAAGCAGGACTTCGTGGTAAACAGGACGTTGTAAACTTTACGGAGATAAATAATGAAAGCATCGGAAGCTAATCTTATTAGTTGGAAGTTAGTTATTGATTCTGATAACAAATTAGTTACAGAATTATCTAGCTTCCCTGAAGAAGAAATACATAGATTTCAAAAAGATGATAGAGTAGTTATCCTTAATGCCTTACAAGAAGCTAAAATAGTTCTAGAGCCTCTACATAAAAAAATAGAGACTCAACTAAATTCTGTTTTCTAGTTAGCTAAAGGATTCTTATTCTCATCTTTAAGAGTAGCTACATCAGCTTTGATAGTGGCTACGTCTGTTTTGAGAGAGACGATATCAGAACTGTTATCAGGTATAACAATGCTATCTATTTGTTTTTCTAAATAAGTTACAGAAGTTTCTATAGCTAC